CCGTGTAATACAGGGTAATGGCCGAAAGGCGAAGCTCAACCGTATAAAAGTAGCTGAATTGCTCCGCTTCCAGTTGCGCGTTAATGGCCGTTGAAATCGTTTTCATGTCGCTGGCGGGAGTCCTTTCAACTCCACCGTCATTTTGTAAAGCCCCGGCTCGAAAAGGGACCGGCTCAACGTATCATCCTTGAACCGGCACCGAACTTTCTGGTAACCCGTGAAATCTGCCGTCAGGACATCGCCCGAGGATGGCGTAAAGGCTAAACTCAGGGTGTCCGCATCGTCCGTCCCTGCCGTCGTGTTGACGGCGTAGGTTGTCGTACTCAGCACCGAGCCGTTCTTATAGACCGCCACGGCGCAGGAATCCTTGCAGGGCAGGGTGTAGACCGTCGCCGCCCCGTCCGCGACGGCGATATAAGCACCGGATACCGTGTACTTCTGGCTCCACGCTTCCCCGATGTAGTAATGGAATGCTTCGTATGCGCCCTTGCGGGACTCGAAAAAGCTCCACAGGGTGCTCATGCATGACGTGGGCACGGCGTTGTATTGCAGGGTTACGTCGTATTGCGGGGCGGTCCACTTCTGCCTGCGCTGCTCGTTACCGTCATCGAATATGCTAATAACGGTCTTATACCGCGCCTGCGTGACATGCTCGTAAGACGGGATCGGGGTTGTCGGGTATTTAGCCATTATTTCGCCGTCCTCATAATGGTGCGCCGGATGCTCTGATTGCCCTGTAATGCCCGCTCGACGGGGTCCGTAATGGCGGCAGGGTTGCGTCTGCACATATCGTAGAAGCTCTGCGCGTCCGCTGCCGATATGTTGATGTTGATTACGCTCCCCCCGCCCGCTGCCTGTATTCCCAAATCGCCGCTTGCCGTCCTCTTGAGGGGCATAACCGCTTCGGGGCCAGCCTCGCCCATGAGCCCCATACCGTTAGCCATAGGAAACACGGTAGGCCGATGGACGATACCGCCAGCCGCGTAAGGGATAAGCCCGCCCTTGGCAAAGAACATCCCCGAACTGCCACCGAACATGCTGAACAGGTCGCCACCACCACCTCCACCGAACAGGCCCGACAGCAACCCCCCGAATCCCCCCCCGCCTCCCCCGCCCCCACCTTGCAGTGCTGCACTGAGGCTCTTCGCCATCGGTTCAAGCACGGCAATCTTGAAAAGCAGGGTATTCAGTTGGATGAGCGCCGACCGAACGAAATCCTTGAACCGGAATTGCCCCGTATCGCAAAACTCGGCAAAGGCGTACTCCATCGTCCTGAACACGCCCACGGTGTAATCTTCCATGAGCTTGCCGTAACTCTCGTATTCCCGTTGCAAATCACTCAGGGCTTTCGTTGCACCAGCGAGGGGGTCTTTTCTCAGGATTTCCTCGATCCGCACCCGCTCCTTTTGGATCTCAAGTAGCTTTTCGGCGCGGTCGAGTTCGTCCATGTCCTTTGCGTCGATGACGTTATTCCATGTCAGGCGTGCCTGAATCATGTCCCGCTGCGCCTGCACCTTGGCCTCAAGGTTATAGAGGGTTGCGGCGAGGTAGTCCTCTTCGTTCATCCCCATGAGGCGTTGCAGGTCGAGCATCTTCTGATCGGCGTCTATGATGAAATTCTTTTCGTCCCGCACTGAACGAAGACCGGCAGAAATACCGTCGTAGAATTTCGCCTCTTCCTTGAGAAGCCGTAGATAAGCCTCTTCCGTATCGACGTACTTGTCGGCCTTGCCAGCCGGACCGGGTGCCGCTCCAGGCTTCGCGTGCGGATTCCGACTCTGCGCCGTCCATATCCCCGCCACGCCGCTTTTGAGGGCTTCAAGCGATGTCTTGAGTTTCCCCTGTGCCTCGGGGGAAAGGATTGACGTTGCCCCGCCGCCCGTCAGGCTAACCGCGTCCATCAGCCACTTGACGGCGTCCAGAATCCATCCGAGCTTGTCAACGGCCCAATCGTAAAGCCGAGTAACCGGGGCCTTCATGTCCTCCCATACCTTGAGCCACGCATTCCACAGGTCATCAAGGATGATGGTGGACGATTCCAGCAGCCACGCCATTGTCGCCGCCACTGTCAGGATGCTCTTTGTCACCCATCCGAGTGCCGTTCCGACCTTCTCGGAAAAGTCGTACCATGAGCCCGCGTTGCGCTCGATGAGGTCGGACATATAATCCGAATACGCAGCCGTGGCATTGGCCGAATCCCTGAAAATGGCCTGCGTCATGTTCGAGAGGTTCGTCTGCTGCTTGTCCATGTTCGCGGAGATGGAATCCCACGCACCCGTCATTTCCTTGGAAATCTTCTCGGAATACTTGTCAACGGCGCTGCTGGCCGCTTCCGCTGCCTCAGCCTGGTCGTACAGCATCTGCCCGACCTTCGCCGCTGCCGTGGCCCCGCCTATCGTGGCAAAGGACGTGACAACCGACACTTTCAAGACCTGCGGGGTTTTCAGCTTATTGATAAACTGATCGAGGGACGCGGAAGCCCGGTCAAAACCGGACTGCACATCAGCCGCATCGGCCCGCATTTTGATGATGAGGTCGGAAATAGTGCTCATCGCTTCTTTTTGTCCTTGCTCATGGCCTCAACAAAGTCCTTGTTCTGATACGGAGAGAACCCGGCCTTAATTTTCTCGTTTACCGCTTCCTGCTCGTCCATTTCCTTCCCTGATGTCCTGTCCGCTTCGATCTTGCAGTAGGCCATCCATTCCCCGAGCTCCCGGCTGTCTATCCGCTCAAGCATCTCCCTGACGGGCATTTTCAATTCGCGGGCGAGGGCGAAGTAGAAGAACCGACTCCCCCGCTTTCGGAGTTTTTTTCAAGTTCCTTTACGCTTTCGTCCGTCATGCCGTTCAGCCGCTGCGCGACGGTAAACAGGCGGTCGATAACCTTCGATGATTTCTTTCCGAGTTCCCTGATGTCGGCATCCGTGAAGATCCGTTTCAGGTCTTCGTCCACGATGGCCCGCGCAAGCAGCTTCGCCCGCATGTCATCGCGGTTCAGCTTGATTTCCTTCCCCTTCATGTCGTACATGGATGCCTCGTAGGCGTCCCGGTCGGAGCCTGTGATAACGGCAATCCTGACCGAACCTCCCCACTCCGGTACGTCTACATCCTCGAAAGCCCTGTCCTGCGCTGCAAAAATAGCGTCCCTCGTCAACCTGCTCATCACGTCCCTCCAATGATCGAATAGATTTGATTCACAAGATAAATCTCATAATCGGCGTCGTAAGCATCCCCATCGGCAACCCGGATACAGGCGAAAGCCGTCGAACCCGTCATGGCGGTATGCACCGCTTCCGCAATCGTCCGGGCCTGATCGTGATCCGTCGATATGATGTCGATTCCGTATCGCGCCCGCTCCTTGCCGCAGTAGCCGTCGAGCGCGTAGAACCCGTCTGCCGATACCTTCGTGTAGACCACGGCGGGGAATGTCACGTTGTCCTGCGGGACCATGACGGGGTAAATGCGCGTGCCCGTCAGCGTTGATATGGACGACGAATTTCGCAGGACATCGTAAATCTTCGTGTTAAGAGCCATACTTTTCCGTTATCTTCTGGTTCAGCTTTACCTTGTACGTGTCAATGGCCTGCACGGAGTGGCCCGCCATGACATCGCGCAGGATGTGTTGCCCGCGCTGGCCGGGATGCTTGACGATGCGCCCGTAAATGTCCCGCTTGCCCTTGTCTGAAAGGACTCGTTTCTTTCTCGCCCCGATTACGTGCGGCTTCGTCCCGTACTCCACAAGATGCGCCGTCCGTGTCCTGTGCGTGATTCCGTACCCTACTTGCCACTCGCCCGTTTTGTAGTCCTTGCGATACCCGACGCTGCTTTTCAGCCAACCGCGCCTGACGGGAACCCGTGACCGCAACGATTCTGCGAGGTACTTCGCCATTTCCTCTTCCGACTCAATCCGCGCCTCGCCGGAAACGTACTCATTGGCTTCTCTGAGGTCTTTCTTTACGTCCTCGTCATTGGCAACGCGGATAGCGCACTCGATCTCCTTTTCCGCTTCTGCCGTCCTTCCCTCCCCAAACGCCACGGCCCCGCGCATGATATGCCGCAGGGCATGTTGCACCTCTGCCCCGATGAAGTTGCGGACGATGAAGTGGTTAAGGATGCCCGCGATATGCGCCCCCGTTTCAGCCCCGAATGTGCGGCCAGCGGCCCCGCCCGCACTCGCTATCAGGCGAGGCGTAATCACCCGCGATCCTATCCATGCAGCCGTCCAGATTACAGGTGCGCCCATCAGGTGCTTAACCTCATCGTTGTCATTTCCACGCGGTCGTCCATCTCCGTTACGTCCTGAATGAGATACGTGGACCCGTTATAGACAACGCGCATATTCACGTCGATCCCGCTAGTAAGTCTGATTGTTATTTTGTTGACCAGTTCCTGCCCGAGAACGCCGCTTTTCATGATGTCGCGCATTCTCACGGGCTCGACCTGCGCCCACGCGTTGCTGAGATACGTGGACCATGTAATCGTCTGCGTTCCCGATACCGTTGACTGAGTAGCCACGGGGTTCAGAATTGAGATTTTTTTGTTTAGTTTCCCCGCTAACATTCGGACCTCAAATGATGGTGAGCGCCCTCCGGCTCCCACCATTCTACAGGGAAGTTGCGTTGCTGTAGGTGCAAGCCCCGGTGATTTCCAGGGTAATGCTCCCCTTCACGATCTGATCGACGGCCCCGGTAATACTGAAGCCGCTCACATACGCGTCAAAGATGATTTTGGTTTTTGCCAGTTCCACCGTGCTGTCATTCAACTGAATGAGCGCCTTTCTCATGTAGCGGTTTGCCCGACAGGTCCGCATGTAGTCCTGCGCCGTGGTGCCGGGACGGAAATTCACGTCGAGAGTCACCTGACCCTCATCCCGCAAACCGAGCATTTTTTCCTTTGCTGTGCTTCCGAGGTGGCTTGCGTCAATGACGTTCGCCGCCCCCGTAGGCCCGTTGAAACCAACCACTTCCGCAACGGCGTGAGACGTAGAGGTGGACGCCGCCGTGGTAGTGGACCAGAAGAAAATTGCGCCTTGAGATTCGATTGCCATTTCCCATCACCCCCTTACGCGACAGTGGAGTAAGTGACGGCCCCGCTGATCTCGATGGTGATGGATGCCTTGACAATCTGATCCACCGCCCCCGTGACCGAGAAGCCTGAAACGTACCCGTGCCCGTTCAGCATTGTGATGGCCGTGTCCGTCATCTTGATAGCCCAATTCCCCTGCGTCCTGGCGGCGCGACACTCGCGGAGCTTTACCTGTCCCATGTCCGAGGGCGCAAGGTTACAGTCAAGAGTAATCTGCCCCTCGTCTCTGAGGCCGATCATCTTTTCCTTGGCCGTGCTGCCCAAATGCGAAGCGTCAATGACGTTCGCGCTGCCAGTGGGGCCATTGAACCCGACAACCTGTCCCACGCTGATAACGGTGGAAAGGGATGTCGTTGTGCTCCAGTAGAGCACGCAGCCCTGTGATTCAATTGCCATCGGTTAATACCTCCTGCAAGACTCCGACGTTACAGGCCCACTATCGCTTGCGACTCGGGGATGGTCAGTCCCTTCGTGCTTGTCGCCTAGACCGCTTGCCGCTGGCCTCGTTTGAAAAGTCCGGGGAGGGCGTCCGGGCCTTGAGGGTCGGCAAGCGGGTTAAATCTTAATCACCGTGTAGGCATCCAGAAGCCCGTCCACGAACGTGCGCGGAAGCTTAAGCATCGTCTGCGCCCCAGACTCCACGGACAGGCTTTCCCGGTTGTTGTACATGGCTCCAACGCGCAGCTTGATCCATGCCTTGATGCCATATGGCGTCGTGGCCGTGGAAGATCCGCTCAATGGATAGCCGCATTTGTACCGCACCCTGACCGCATTGATGACATCGTAAGTCTCCGGCCAATCGTTATCGTAAGACGGCACCACCCAGGCCGGCTCCGAGTCAGAGTCCACCGAATACGCCGTTGCGGACAACGTGACGGTGGACCCGCTCGAATCAATATAGGTGATGCTCAAGTCCGTCGAGTTTGACGAAAGGGGCGGGCGGGGAATTTCGATCCCGCCTTCGGGAAACGCGTCCATGACGAGTTCCCATGTCTGCGGCATCATGGCCCGTTTCGTCT